AAACTGTTCCCCTTCGGCATCTGATAGCGCCGTTGCGACCTCCTGGTAATGTTGATCTATCCAGCATTGTTCATCCAGTCCAGGTTCAGTGAGCTTGACTCGCTGCTAGTAAAGGATACTAGGAAAATAAACCTCCGTAGGACGAGTAAGTGGTTGAGGTCGTTGCACCTCGCCATGGCCTGTGAATCCTGCGGGAAAGGGGGAGGGGACTCTCCCTGTCGCTGCGGCGGCGAAGTAACTGGAAACGTGGAAAGGCCCGGGTTGGACGCCGGGCCCTCTTCAAACGTTGTCCAGGGACCAGCTCCTGGTGCTCCCTGTACGCTCCCCAGCGTCAGCTCTTTTGCACCTCCTGGAGAAGTCCCGGTGAGTTTTGGTCGACCGCGAGCCGCAATTCCGGTCGACGCCACTCCCGAGGGTTATCGGCCTTCTGGGCCGGTCTGGTTTGGCGTGCAAGGGTTACCTCCTGTGTCGAAACATCAGGTTCCCGTGTATCGTCTGGGGAGGCGTCTTCTAGTCGACGCCTCGGGTAGGGAGTACTGTGGCAAGGGCTTTGGTTGTGAGAAGCCCGCTGTCCACACCGGCCGTTGTGGTCGTTGGGCGGTCTGTACCGATTGTGGTATCGCGTACGGGTCCACCCACGAGCAGGCTTGTTCGGTCCGGCCTTCGGGTTCCGGGCTTGACAAACCCCCCTGGATGTGCGCCAGAGTTCCTTTTTGTAGGAAGCGGCAGGGTCATCGGGGTGTACACGGCTGGGTACCGAATACCTGGGATTAGACTGGCCGTCCTGGCCCGCTCTTTCGGTGTTGCGAGTACACCGTGTGTCAGAAGACCCCCTGTAAATGGGTCCGATTGGAGGCGATCTACTCCAGCTTGCTGGCTTTATAGCTTGTCAGAAGTCCTACTGTAAATGGGACCGGTTCGGGGCGTTACTCTCGTGTGGACATGCTCCTTCTCCCAGGTCTGAGCGGTGGTCCAGGTGTTGCGGATTTGCCCGTCACCCTTGGCGAAACGGGATGGGCCTTACCAGGTGGTTAACTGGGAGCTTCGGCGGGTGGGATCGACCTTATGCCCTCCAGACGGTGGCCGCTGCGGCCGTGGTCTGTATAATTACAATAATGCAGTATGAGAGTCGGTGATGATACCTCAGGATAAACAAAGTCGCCCCCGTCCCTGCGGTTATAGGGGCTGGCAACCTACTGCCACTTCACCCCCACTTCCTGATGTTCCAATTTTTGTTTACCGCTTTTTGGTCCCTGGTTGTGACTCCCCGTTCTGTCCCCTCGCTGTTTGGTGTTGATCTATACGATGTCTCGTTGTGGGACATTGTATTTGGCTGGTTCCCTTCGGCCGAACCTTGGTTCGTCTTGCCGTCGCCAGCTCACAAGCCTTTCGGTCTCTGGGTGCCCACTGCTGTGAGCACTTGGAGCTCCACCTTTGTGTGGTGGTTGGTGAGGTTCGTTCGGTCTGTTCTCGCCGGGTACCCCCCGTCCGTCAGCTTGTGGGTTGTTTTTCTCTGTCTGTGGTCCTCTCTTTTGAGTTGGGCCATGGCCTGGTTCTTGTCTGTTGCTGAGCAGCAACTCAAAATGCTCGCCTCTGCCGCGCTGAGCCTTGCAGTGGAGGTTTTCTGGTTTCCTGTGGACTGCTGTTCACTTGTTCTAGGTTCCTGGCTCGGTGGTGTTGGTTACGATGGGAGTAACCAGGTGGTCTCTGTCCGTGGCCAGTTTTTCCGTCTGGGAAAACAGGTCGTGCGAGGGCCTTCGGTCTCTGTTCGGTGGTTGGTGCTCTACCCCTTGTTGTGGGTGGGTCTTCCTTTCGCCGTTAACCGTCCGTGGGTTTCCCTCTCTGGTGGCGAGGCTTGCGGCGTGCTGGTGTCTGGGTGCGTTCGTCCCGTTGGGCTTGAGTTTTTCAGGTTCTCGTTCGGTACGACTGCCTTTTTCACCCTCGCCGTGTTCCTGGTTTCACTCCGTTTTGCCCGCCAGCCGACTGTTGGAGTCGCTTCCCGACGAGACCTCCTTCTCGGGATGATGGATAAAGACCCCAAGGAGCGCACCGTAGCTGTGCGTGCCTTGGAGGCCTGCGCCCGTGGTAAGGCGCTGGCTACGATGGAGGGCGTAGCACTTGTTGCTGCGTGCGGTTCCGCTGGTGCGGTGCCGCGTCTCAGAGCGCGTGGGTTGCTTGCGTGCAGACTTCAGTCTGCACTTGGCGGGCCTCACGGTTGTGCTTCTCGTTTCTTGGCAGGGCGGTGGGTTCCAGACCTCCCCTCCTCGGATCGCGGGCCAATGGTGAACTCGCTACTCGCGATTCAGCGCTCCGGGGTGAAGGTGCTTGGCGTCGGCACCGTACCAACGGCAACTGGGGTTGACGGTGACTATGTTTTGGTAGAGTCACAGGAGGGCGAGCGGCGTCTCGTCCTGCCAAGTCTCCATTCCCAGTTGGCACAATACGCTACGTTCCGTTCCCGTGACCCTGCTCTGTTAGAGGGTCTTAGGTCCAGAGCCGTGAGGTGGTTTAAGGAGGTGGAGTGCCCGTCTTGGGTACCCCTCCTCTGTTTACCGTCCTCCATCGCCGATGCGTTCTCCGTATCTGCCATGGAGGCTCAAGCGGCTGCTAGGATTGGGGAACTGGGCGGAGTTAGCGCCCTTGCCAGCTTTTAGGGGTCCCCCTCTGCTTTTCGCGGTGTGTGTCTTGGAGTCGTCGAGACCCACCACACCGGTACCGTGGATACACGGAAAGTCGATTGGGGCTCTTGCGAGCAGGCTCGGAGAAGGATGTGGACCCACTGGCCCGTCAGGGTTCCCGGTGTGTGGGTTCCGCAGGTACATCTGGTGTGTCCCCACAACGAGTTGTCCGCTCTCTGCCGAAGAGTCCTCGCTCCTCTTCCCCCTCAGGTCTTCGAGCCTGTGGGGAGCGAGTATTCTCATATGGTTGGGCTTTTGGTTAAGTTGTCGCGTAGCTACCTCCAGCCTGCCTGGAGCCTGGAGAGGACTGCTTTGTCCTATTCGGGCGCCATGCGTAGGCGCTACGTTGCAGCTTGTGAGTCTCTTCGTGACTGGCCTTTGGATTTGGTCAGGGACTCCAAGCTCGACTGCTTCCTTAAGGCAGAGAAGGTCAACACGATGCTCAAGTGGCCTAAGCCTAGGTTGATTTTTCCTAGGTCTCCTAGGTACAACCTTGTGTTGGCCTCTAGGCTCAAGCCGTTTGAGCATTGGTTGTGGGCTCACTGCACTGCTGAGCGTTTAGGTGTCCCGGGTGTCGGTCGTCTTGTTGCCAAGGGGCTCAACCTGCGTCAACGCGCCAAGCTGATCCAGCGTAAGCTGGGTCTTGGGTTTGTGTGTGTTGAGGTTGATGGTTCTGCTTTCGAGGCTCATGTCGGCCCTCATCAGCTCTCGGGTGAGCACTCTGTCTACAGAGCCGCATATCCGAGAGACCGGCTGTTGCGACGGCTTCTGTCCAGACAGAAGGAGTTGTTCGGTCGCCTCCCCTCTGGTGTGCGGTTTTCCCGCGTTGGAGGGAGGGCTTCCGGCGATTTCAACACAGGCATGGGCAATTCTGTTGTCATGTTGTCTGTGTGCTATGCCGTCTTACATGACTTTGTGTCGTGGGACATGCTGGTGGATGGCGACAACGCTCTTTTGTTCGTCAGGCAGTGCGATTTGGGTAGACTCCGTGAAGTTGTGGGCCCCAGGGCCCTGGCTTCGTGTGGGCAGGAGTTGACCGTTGAGGAACCTTGTTCTGTTCTGGAGGGTGTTGTCTTTGGACAGTCCAGACCTGTTTGGTTCCCTGACGGCTATCGGTTGGTTCGGAACCCGTTCAAGGCTCTTTCTGGGATCACGTCGTCACACGCGTGGTTACATGAGCCTGGGTTCCGGCGGGAGTATGTCAGGGGCGTCGCGGTCTGCGAGTCGTCCTTGGCGGTCGGCCAGCCCTTGCTTGGGGCTGCGTGTCAGGCCCTTCTGCGTGCCACCGGACCTGGACGTGTGCGCGAGCACATTGCCTTCAGGGACTATGCCCACTACGGTGTTTCTCCCAATGATCCAGTTGTGTTTGTGGAGCCACACCCGCGTACCCGCTCTTCCTTTGCCGAGGCCTTCGGTGTTTCTCCGGAGGAGCAGTTGCGGCTGGAGGGTGTTCTTTTGGACACCCCCGTCGCCCCTTTCGAC